TTATTTTTTCCGTCTATTTCTAAAAAAGTCCTGCATGATAGCTGCGCATTTATCTTCCAAAATTCCTATTTCAACCTCCACACGATGATTGAGACGCTCATCTGTCAAGATATCGTACAAACTCCCAGCAGCGCCAAATTTCTGGTTTTTAGCCCCATAGACCACATTTGGAATGCGGGCAAGCCCAATCGCCCCACTACACATGACACAAGGTTCAATGGTCACAAAAAGTGTGCAATCCAGCAAGCGCCAGCTCTCCTCACTCAAGTTCGCATCCTCTATAGCCATAATTTCCGCATGCATAACCGCTCGCTGTAATTCCTCACGCGCATTATGCCCACGACCAATGATTTCCCCATCTTTGACAATCACACAACCAATTGGAATTTCATCGTGTTCAAGAGCAATCTCAGCCTCTCTCAAAGCCTCCCTCATAAAGACTTCTTTTTCTTCAAGCGTATAATACATCTCTTTTCTCTTTTCCTACTTATCGATTTTATTATTATATCATGAATCCCAACACAAAAAAAGCCACCGAATGCGGTGACTCTATAGGGAGATTATTATGAAAAAGGTAAAATAAAATCTTATTAAATCAACACTCTTGGAGGGTGTCCCCTCCAACTCCCCGACCTCTGGACAAGGTCTATTTTTTTGAAAAAACTTCATCAAATCGCTTGACTTTCTCGGTGTACCGTGATATAATATAATCAAGATAAGGAAAGGGGGTGATGAAATTGAACAAAGAAGATTGGCTCAGGTTACTTGAAAAGGCAATAGACAATATTCCTGAAACAGTAACTGCTATCGCAAGTCTAGTGACCGCAATAACGGTCGCAAGACAAAACAAAAAGCGTAAACCGAAATCCCGCAAAAGAAAAAGGTAAACGCTAAGAGGTTGGGGCGAAAGCCCCTCACGCCTCTATTTTATCAAATGGAAAGAGGAAATGCAATGGTCAGTGCAATAGCTATTTTTATAATTGTAATCAATGTATATATTTATCTAAAAAACAAAAAGGACAAATAGGATGAGGAAAGTTATTGAAGAATTGTTAGACAGTTCGATGTCTACATCTGCTATTTCGCAAGGTGCTGGAGTTCCATGGACTACTGTTTCTGACCTCAGAAAAGGAAAAACAAGTATGGACAAAATGGCTCTTCTAACGGCAGAAAAGCTCTATGAATTTGCTACAACTGATAAGCAGTGATTTCGGTCACTGTTTTTATTTTTGACAAAACACCTCTCTATTCTTCAAGAAAACGCTTTTTTGAAAAATCAGAGCAAATAAAAAACCGCAAGCCTGAGCCTGCGGTGAAAGAACAATTTAGAAAGTTTCCTTTCTATTTATTTAACTGTAATCAAGCCATCTGGCTCTACTGTGAAGTCTGGCTTATCTGCCAGTGTTCCGTCTGGTTTGAGGTAGTACCAGCCTGTTCCGTCTGCTGACTGGATAAAAGCATTTGATACCATAGCACCTTCTTTAGCGTCTAAGTAGTACCAAGTGTCCTTGTACTTGACCCAGCCTGTCTTCATGGCACCTTCTACATCAAAATAGTACCACTTGTCAGCGATTTTCTTCCAGCCTGTGGCCATTTCGCCTGATTGGTCAAAGTAGTACCAATTACCGTCTGTGTGCTTCTTCCAGCGGTCTGCAAGCATATAGCCTGAGCCATCGAAATAATACCAGGTACCGTTGATTTTCTCAAACTTATCTTTTGGATAAGAGCCGTCTGAGTGTACGTACCAGTAGCCAGTGCCATTTTTCTGCCAGCCTGTTGCAGCGCTCAAGCCGTTTTCGATGTCTTGCTTAAACTGCTCACGGCTAATGCCCCAACTTGCAAGATATGGATATGGATCCACATGGTCTGAGTGGTTGTTTGGTTGGTTATTGGTACAGTATTCATGCGTCTTGATACCTGCCAAGTCGTCTGTATCAAGAGTCTTCGGCAAGCCTGCTTCGTCCGCTAGATTGCGTAGCAATTCGATATAGAGGCGGTAGTCCGTCATGAACTCTTCTTTAGTTGAATGGCTTTCAATCAGTTCAACCGCTGCGTAACTCTCAGTATTCCAACCGCCCCCAACATCCCAACTTCCGTTGTTCACAGGACCTACTTGCATGACACGGCCGTTTCCGACAACATGTGAAAAGAACCCTAGTTCAGGGTCCTTTCTATAGTGATAATCCGCTTCATTCTGTACGGTTGAGTTGCGGTTACCTGTTGAGTGAGCATGTACTTGTCGATAAGGCTGCACCCCAACCTGTGGCAAGCCTGTACGTAGTCTGTTTCTATCGATATCCATTCCCTATCGTCCTTTCCATGCGTCATTCATCTGCTTCACTGCTGACTCTACGAAGGTGTCTAAGTCTTTGTCAGTCATGCTAATATTGTATTTTGTAAGCTCAGCACGGACTTTAGCGCGAGCCTGTGCCAGTTTTTCATCTCCCTTGTAGCCAGTTTCAGCAGCTACCTGCTCCACGGCATTTACTGCATTTTTGGCCAAGATTTCAACAATCTTGATAGTCTTTTCTCCACCTTTTTTGACGAGGTATTCCTTGACTGTCCTAACTACAACCCCTGCCAAAATGACTAGGATGCTGATTGCTCCATTAGTAATGATTTCAGTAATTTGTTGCATTTGTTATTCTCCTTTTTCGATTTCTTCCATGCGGTCGTTCATGCGAACCATTTCTTTTTGAATGTCTCCGACCGTGTGAGTGATTGTGGTTAATTCTGTAGTGGTCTTTTCTAGGTGAGTCATCAAACGCTCTTCTCGTCTATTAGAGTCGGCCTTTGATTGCTCGTGCAAATCCATAATCTTCTTCTCTCGCTTGTCCGAAGTCTTGATAAGATATCGAATGATAATAAAAAAAAGCAAGATAAACAAAATCGCCCAAGCTACCTGACTTTGAGCGATTTTTTCAGCTTCTTCAATTGGCATACAACCTCCTATTCTTTAGGTTCTACCGTTGGAACCGTCCAGTCAGGATTGCCCTCTGCATCAAATTTCATGATATAGAATTCATGATTCAACAGAACGGCTACGTTGATTGTTGCGATTGTACCACCCCACTGGTTGAATGCCCAAACGGTTTCAACATCCTTGAATTGGCGACGGCCATTTACGATCACAGGACGTTTTTGAACGTCACGATACATATAGAAGTCATCGCTTACATTCTTGCAACGAATGAACTCTCCATTTTCTTTCATGTAGCGCAAAGCACTCGCAAGATCAAATGGTTCTGTGATTTTTGTAAGGTCTAGTAAGTTATTTGTGTTTTGAATTGTTTCTGCCATGTCTATTCTCCTTTGTCTGCTGGTTTAGTTTGTTCATCAAGCAGAGCTTCCAGCTCATCCACTCGTGCTTGAAGTCTTTGATTCTCTTCCCTTTGCTCATCCAACTGAATACTCAAGATATTACTTTCAATCATCGAATTTGTTGAAGTTGTTGATATTTCACTAATTGTCATTCGTAAGGCTTGGTTAAGCTGTTCTGTGTTCATTTTCTAAGTTCTCCAATCTGTGTGTTCGTTTTCTATTTTCAAGAGCAAGCTCCTGAATTGCTTTAAGTGCGATATTGGTCAACATGTTGTTATTCATGCTATTGTTTTCTCCATTTTTTCTATTTTTTGATTTAATTCTTGAATAGCCTTGATTAAGTAAGGAACTAAAGCGGTATAGTCTATATGTAGATAGCCATCTGGATTCTCAGGATCTCGTGAGACAATTCTTGGAACGATGGTTTCAGCCTCTTGAGCTATTAGACCAATCTCCTCATGTTTCTTATTTTCGATGAAATCAAATGCAACCATTCTTAATCTGTTGATTTTATCCAAGGCTTTCACAGCTGTATCTGTGATGTTCTCTTTTAAGCGTCTGTCTGATTTTTGTTCCATCCAATACTTCAAGCTACCGCTACCGACCTGATTCCACCAAACAACCGCATTCCTTCCGCCTTTGGGATTCCAACCATCACCAAGCACATCTTTACTTCCAAGTTCGATACCATTTGAAAACACAGGAGAACGAGAAAAAGTAGTATTCCCATAGAAGTTTGCTCTCGATGAATTCGAAAAATCCACTTGATCATAAAAACCGACTTCATTCCTACAGTACATTTTCCCATCAGTATTGACGTTCCATGCTTTAGGTCCGGCATAGTTCCAATTATTTCCCCAGTTCGCCCAGAAGGCTGTCCGGACTCCATGCCCGGCACCATTCCCCATACCAACAGAGAATTGATTGACACCTGAAATCCAGCGACCGCCACCCTGGTCAAATTGACCAAGTGTGAATCCACCGATTCGGCCTTGATAGGCTTCTAGGAAGGTTGAGCTAGAAATGACGGACTCAACCTTAGTAGAGAAGATACGTTTAGATATCAGTTCGTAAATAAAAGCATCATTTGCAGTTAATTTTTTAATAAGCGCATTGTCAACTTTCACTTTCTCGGCCGTGACCGCTTCAGCGTCTAATATCGTAGTCGTGACCGAACCAGCTTCAAAATTGGCCGTTTTGAGCTTATCAACCATGGCAGACTTGATGACTGCTCTGTCAATCAGGGTCTCTCCAGTGATGTGGGTCAATTTCCCAACAAAGCGGTTATGTCCATTGGCGCCAAGATTGATTCCAGAGATGATATCTCCAGCCGAGTTGATGTTTTGAACTGCCCATGAGCCAGTTAGTTGGCTTTGAACAGAGCGAATCGCTTCGTCCGTGTCTTCAGGAGCTTCTTTGTAATCCGTCGCGACAGAACCTCTTTCGAGTTGAACATCTGTAACATAGAGGTTGATGGTCTTCCCTTTTTCACCAAACAACATCAAATTCAGATTCTCTACATCGTCTGATAAAGTAAACGTAAATGTGAAACGCTTATACTTCGATGTTATTTGTGGACTTGGGATATTTTGCCACTCTTGCCCAATAATGTTTTTGTTTTTGATGTAGTGCAAAGCGACTTTCAAGCCACTGTTGCTATCGCCACCATCTTTCGAAACAAGAAGAGATACACTCACTTTCTCACCTCGAACACCATCAAATGCAAAAGATTGCTGAATTCCAAAAAAATTAGCAACATCTTGAGAATCGTGATAGAAGTGTAGTCCTGGACGATTTCGATTATTAGGATTTTGAGAGTGTTGATAGTTGAAATTCAAACCAAAATTAACAGATTGATATTCAAGCCAGTTTTTCGAACCGTTCTTAAATTGACCATTTCTGATATAATTTCGACCACCTTTGGCAACCTTCCCAACCTCAACCTGAAACAGTTGATTGGTCAGAGCCATGCGAGCAACCTTATCCGCAATTCCATTTTCAGTATTGCCCAAAATCCGCTCGTAAAGTTTACTGGTTTCCTTAACACGCTGGAAGTCAGTAGTCTCTACTTTTCGCACTAGTTGATTGGTCACATTCGCAAATTGACTATCAGCATTCGCTTTGTTTGCAGAAACCTGATCAGATATTCTACCCATTTGTCGTTCAGCATTATCCTTGTTTGTAGCGACCTGAGTCTTTAAATTTGAAATCTGATTATCTGTGCCTTGCTTATTACTGTTTATCCGATTTGAAATATTTGAAATCTGAGTAGTGGTTCCTTGCTCACTGCTTGTAAGTCTATTTGATAGACCACTGATTTGACCGCCCACATCTTGCTTATAAGTAGTTATCTGACTTGAAATATCCGTGAACTTACCATCTACAGATTGACGATAGCTAGCGATTTGACTAGCGATGTCTTTATTCGCACTAGTTTTAACAGCTTCAATCCTCTGATTGATACCCTTAACATCTTCTTGATAAGTAGCCTTACCAACGAAATCACGATTGACCAGCTCACGGACTGCTGTCGCTTGTCTCGCGCTTTCCTCACGAGTATAGCGCTGTAGGGCTTCCTGTCGCTGACCGTCTTTATTTACATATTCCTGAATAGCTGATAAGTCAGTTCGCAAGCCCTGAGCTGTCCGCTCAAAGGTAGCCTTAGCCTCAGTGATGAGACCATCAGCGTCCTCAGGCGCAGGACTCCAGTCCGTCGCCACACTACCGATTTCAACCTTGATTCCTGTTACCCAAGCTGTACCGCTTGTAGCACCTTCAAGATTGAATCGCAATGATGTCTTCAATTGATCAAAATTTGTTTTTTCAGAGTAGTCATAAGTGAATGCAATATATTTCCAATCTGCCGAACCTTTATACATACCAAGCGTAGCATAATCTGGACCACTCTGTACTCCGGTCTCACTATTTTTTCTAAAAAGATAATGTTTGAAGCAATTAAATACATTCCAAAAATTTCGACCTTGGACTACATTTTCGTACTTGATCCAAGCGCTAAAAGTAACTTTTTGGTACAACCTTGAGCTGAAATCTGGTTCAAGGTTGAACGTTAAAGTAGAGTTGTTCTCTAGCCTATAGCATTCTTTTTGACCTGTGACGTGGTTTTCAGGTAATTTTTCAATTACAGCTCCAACCGTCTTGGATTTTATCCATAGATTCCGTCCTCCCACCTTCATTTTTGAAAATTCTTCACGCAATTTCCCAGCTTCAGATACAACTAAAGTCTTATCTGCTTTATCCTTGGTTGCGTTCAGGATTTCCTGACGGATAGAGCCAGCTCGCACCTCAAATTCAGCCTGACTCAACTTCTGATTTAGTTTGTTCTGCGTGTCTGTCTCAAGACTCTTCACCGACTGCCTAATATTTTCAGCAGTCACGTTGAGTGCGCTGATATCCACTTTAGTTCTAAGACCTTCAGTCAGACGGCTTACACCAGCGTCGAGTGAGTTGGCTCGTTGTTTGAAGGTCGATTCAACTGTTGAAATCTGACCTTCTATATCTTCAGGAGCTTCGCTGTAATCAGTCGCTAACGTTCCTGATTCGATTTTCGGAGCGCATATTTCGATAATTCCTGCGCCAGATTGTCCAAATTGAATTGAATTTTCAATTGCATCAGCAGTAAATGTAAATGAATATTTTTGCCAATTTTTATGAGAGATGGATTTCTGAAATTTGCGATTTAAATCGGTATTATTTGCCCACGAACGAAATAGCAAGTTCACGTTTGCATTTGGGCTATCGCTAGCAATCCTTGCATAACAAGAAATCGTGTACTTTTCACCAATTCGCAATCTAACAAGTTGAGTTAAATCTTTATTTCCACCATTCGTATTTTCAATAACACGAATCATGTTTTTTATCATTTTTTTGGGAGGATCCAAAACTTCTACGCTAATCGCTCGCCCATTTCCTCCGCTTGCACTCATCCAACATCCTTTTGAACGATCGCCAATCAACAAACTCGCAGTATTACGCAAGAGGTTGATTCCTCCGACCTGCACACTCGCTATCTTACTAGAGAGCTCCTCAGCTGTCTGCGTAAGTTCTGACTTGCTGGCTTTATCCTTGGTTGCGTTCAGGATTTCCTGACGGATAGAGCCAGCTCGCACCTCAAATTCAGCCTGACTCAACTTCTGATTTAGCTTGTTCTGCGTGTCTGTCTCAAGACTCTTCACAGATTGCCTAATATTTTCAGCAGTCACATTGAGTGCGCTGATATCTACTTTGGTTCTAAGCCCTTCAGTCAAGCTTCTTACACCAGCGTCGAGCGAGTTGGCTCGTTGTTTAAAGGTCGATTCAACTGTTGAAATCTGACCTTCTATATCTTCAGGAGCTTCTGAATAAGAAGTATCTACATCGCTTATTTCAAACTTCGGCATCCAAATCCAAACGGTTCCTTCCTGGTTGAAATTGAACAACCATTCATTTGTGGTCTGCTTGGATTCGTTTGTCCAACCTTTTGGAATATGGACAACATATCGCTTAATTTCTGTCGACAATGTCACATTTCCAGTTTTATATCCGATATTCCCTAATCGAGATCTTAGCATTATTCCATTTTTATTTGCCTTAGCATAAAAACTAATGGTTACATCTTGATTAGTCGTACTTCCGGAAATTACTTTCCCGAATTGACCCAGAGCTGGATAAGTAACCTTGGGATTACCTCCATCACGACCAGATGGATTCAAACCTATAATTTTAAGAGCCTTGTGTCCAAGATACTTACTTTCGCTATCGATAGCAGCCGTATATGTACTCGTTGTCCAAATTCCTGTTTTTGAAATATCCTGCTTGAATAGTGAGTTCAAGAATAGATTTCGACCGGATGCCTGCACACTCGCTATCTTACTAGCTAGCTCCTCAGCTGTCTGCGTGAGTTCTGACTTGCTGGCTTTACCATTGGCCAAGTTGGTCAGTTCTGACAGTCTACGAGTCGTCGTCTCCTTATACGTCGCTTGCGCTGACTTCACGCCAGCCAGTTCATTCTTAGTCCGGCTAAGTGCTTCAACTTGCTTGGCAATCTCAGCTTCAGCCTGTGCTTGCTTCGGTCGAATATCGTTTGCGATAGTTTGTTTTAGAACATCCAAGTCACCTGACAAAGCCGTCTGAGCGCTCGTAGTCTGCGACTTAAACGCTTCAAGTCTAGCAACAGAATCCAGCTCAATCCGCTTAGCTTCCTGTGCAAGTAGGGTACTTGCGCCAGCCAGTTCATTTTTAGTCCGGCTAAGTGCTTCAGCTTGCTTGGCAATCTCAGCTTCAGCCTGTGCTTGCTTCGGTCGAATATCGTTTGCGATAGTTTGTTTTAGAGCGTCCAAGTCACCCGACAGAGCCGTTTGTGCGCTCGTAGTCTGCGACTTAAACGCTTCAAGTCTAGCGACAGAATCCAGCCCAATCCGCTTAGCTTCCTGTGCAAGCAGGGTACTTGCGCCAGCATTTCGCAAAGCTTCCTCAGCCTTGCGCTTAGTTTCTTTCAATGGCCCGTTGTCAAAGCTATTAAATCGCTGATTGATAGTGTCAGACAGTTCTCTCTTGACTTCTTCAGCTCTGGCTTTGGCCAGTTCAATATCGTCAGAAATTTCCTGTCTAAGCAATCCAGCCTTATGATCAAAGTCTAAGTCAGCATTTTGAAGAGCCTTTTCAAGGGCGATTTCTTGTGCAGATTCTGTCACTCCAAGAATTGCATCGGCTGCACTAGATAGGCCACCAGAAGCTCTAGAACCACCAATACCTGCCTTATCATCGAAAGTCAGAGAGATGTATTCTTCTTTTAAGGCATCGAACTCATAAGCAATAGCTTTCTTGAATGCATCGACATTATGTTTCCAGCTCTTGAGATTGACCGTGTCGCCCATATGGACCACTTGCCCATCAAGTTCATAAGCTTCAATCTTGATAGCATCAGAGACCTTGTCAATTCCCTCATTTGAGAACTTAGACTGTGCCCACTTCTGCAACTCTTCAACGGATTTTGCGTTGTTGTTCTCATACTCTTTTTCGTTTATGTAAGGATAAGAATTAATAAGAGGACTATCAACAGTCACTCTGATAGTTGTTTCCTTTTCAGCACCTTCAGGCTTAAATGTGGATCGAGCATGAATCCTTGTAACAACATTTTGACTGCTTTTGGTTCGTTGGTAGTCCTTCAGATTCTTATGTGTTGTAATAACAACACCACGATTCTCACCACGACTCTTCTTGACAGTCATCGCAAAGTTATCACGAACCAGCTCGCCTTCCCATGTACCAACAATGCTGTGCTTACCGTCCAGCAATACAGAGTACAGAGTTTCTATTTCAGTCGTATTGAAGGTCCTACGGTCCTGGATATCGCTATTGAAAGAAAAATCTTCCAAAGCGGTTTTGGTGTTTTGAACCATGCGAGAAAGAGCCATGCCACAGCTCTGACTAGTCACACTTACTGGTGTTATAGAACGTTGCATCACATCATCTGAAATGTGATAGGCTGTAATTTCCAGATGGTCATTGTTCTCAACAGGTTTCTTGATACGAAATAGCTGCGCTCCTAAGACAGGAGTCGGAGCCTTTATCAGCATATCTTCTTGGATGAGCTGGTAAATACCAGAATCAGAAATAGGATATTTCACAGTCAAGGTAAAATCGCCATTCATAGTTTCTTTCACAATCGCCGAAGTCGCTTCATGAAGTGGCTCCCCGTTCCATCGAACGGTTCTTACATCTTTATTAAGTAGATAAAGCAATTATGCCCACCCCCAAACCGTTTCGATTTCAAGCGATTGAATACCTGGGCCTAAAACAACCCCAATATTCTTAACTTTCGCTGGATCAACTGTGATAAAATCCCCTGACCATTTGACTGGCTTCCCTGTTGTTGTTTTAAAACTTGGATTGTCAGGATTATTGACCATCACAAGTGACTCAGTGAGTCGTTCAAGACGGATGACCTGACCAGCGATTGTAAACGAAGTTTCAACAGCGCTCTGACCAACGATTGTGATTTTAGGAAAAGCAAGAGCAGAACCTTGCACATTCAGAGTCCCACTTCTTGTCAATCTCTGTGTATCAGTGACTTTGAAGTGTTTGGTAGGGTGACAAGTGAAGGTTGCTTTGGTCATGTAAAGACCAGGTTGCACTTCTTCAAGGTCGCTCACATTGACCTTATAGCACCAAAGACGAGTTGTTTTGACTCGCTCACTCTCTAGCCAGAACTTTTCACGGATAAACAGACTCATAAATTGGTTCATCTGTTCTTCAGTAGGTTTGACCAAGTAAATCGTATAGGTTTTCTTGACCAATTCCCTATGTTTGTTCGTCTGAACGATTGCTCCACTGATACCACCATGCTCCAAAAGAGCTGTCTTGCTCTCTCCCAGAGCAATTGAAGGAGAATCATGGACAATGACTTTAAACGGAAAAGACGATGTTCTCACACCGTCAATCACAAGCTCATTATGCTTTATCATGTAAACCCTCCTCTCAATTGTGTCTTACGTTGCAATTCGTCAGCAATCCTCTGCGCTACCTCATCAGCAATCCGACTGATGTCAGCTTCTTCTCTGACGGTGTTACCAGTAATAGTAATGTTGATGGTTGGTGAAGTTCCACCCATAGTTTGAGCGATACCTCGACCGATGGCTCCAAGCGTTTTGTCGTTAAGTGGCAATACTGCTTCATTCCCAGCTTCACCACCAACCATTATGTTATTACCATTCATTCCAAAGATAGTTGGTTTCGTCATGATACCGCCTTTGGCATACCATTCGATTCCAATACTTGGAACACCTTGACTCAACCAATCTAATGGATTGGCCGAACCACTCACGTAAAAGTGAGGTAGTGGGATATGTGGCCAGCTGATGTTGAAGTTAAACAATCCTTTGATGGCTTCAATAGCTGAAGAAACAGCATCCCTTGCACCATTGATAGCACTTGAAATGGTACTCTTGATACCTTCCCAAACACTTGATACAGTACTAGATATAGCATTTAACACATTTGAGACAGTGTCCTTGATGCTGTTCCAGATATTTGATACAGTTCCTGAAATGCCGTTGAGAATATTTGAAATATAACTCTGGATAGCTGAGAAAATAGTCTGAACAATGCTTTGAATAGCTTGCCATACAGTAGAAAACACTCCCTTGATAGTTTCCCAAGCTCCTGACCAATCACCAGTAATGATCTGCATAACTGCTTGGATAACACCAAGGACAACATTGATTGCAGTCTCAACAACGATCTTGATGATTTCCCAAGTTGTTGTAATGATCAGTTGAATGTTATCCCAGCCAGCTTGGAGCAAGGGGCCAAGTATATCCAGTATTGTACTGATGACCGTATAAATGGCATTCCAGACAGTCTCAGCACTTGTCCTGATAAGTTCCTGGTTCTCCGTCCACCAAGTAACAACCGTTCCAAAGATACTCATGACAAAATTAGAAATCTCTGATACGACTGCATTGATAACTTCAAGAATCGCATTCCAAACGGTCGTGACCGCATCTCGAAAACCTTCGTTAGTTTCCCAGAGATATTTTACAATAACAATAATTGCAGCAACTGCAGCAGCAATTGCAATAGCTGTTCCAATAATTGGCAATGCTGCAATTATCATTTCTCCAATAGATATTTTTAAAAACTCAGCAAGGGCTTGCAACGATAAGAATATGGGGGCTATGACCCCTACAGCAGTCACAACTGTTCCTAAAATAACAACAAAATCTTTTACTGGAGCAGGTAAGGAACTGAACAGCTCAGCTACACCTTTCACAATCGTTGCCAAGGTTTGAAAAACAGGAATCATCATTTCTAGAAGAGGTTGACCAATAGCAGATAATGCATTGGTCCCAGCTTGTTTCAGATTCCCCATCACGTTTTCTAGGCCGTCTGATTCTCTTGCAGCCTGTCCAAGAGCTCCTGAGAGTTTATTTCCATCTTCGACCATCTGAAGCAAGGTCAATTGCTTCTGCGCTTCGCTCAAGTCCTTGAATGACTTTCCGTACAATTTATTTGCAGCGGCATTCCTGGTCGTTTCTGTTGCAGAAATGCCAAGAGCCGCATCGTTAGCAAAGTTTCCCTTCAAAAAAGATTGTAAGCTCTCTGTCACGCTCTCAATAGATTTGTCATAGAAGGCTGCACCGTCTGCTGCTGCCCTAGTTGCACGAGAAGTAAGATCCAAAGCTTCTGCTGTAGCCAATCCTGAAGTTTTGGCAAATGAAGCCATCTGAGTGAATGATCCTTGCAATCGCTCTGGGACAATATCCATTTCCTGACCAATAGCATTCAACGCTTCTCTTGCTTGGGTTTCCATATCTCCGAAAACGGTAGTAAATTGAGCATTACTAGCTTGCATTTGAGCAGCTGCTTCTAACGCTTCTTTTCCTACTTCCACAAGCTTTTCTGAAATAGCACTCAACTTCTCACTAAACTGTTGAAGTAGTTCTGCTCTTAAATTTCTTGAGATTTCACTTAAACTTTCTTGAGTGCTATCAGCAGCAGACTTTGTTCCCTTCATCTCATCATTGAGATGATTAAAAGCAGTCTTAGCCTGATTTAGCTCAGCTTCCATCTTGTTGGCTTGTGTGGAGTTCTCACCAAATTCTTTTTTAGTGATTTCCAATTGCTGTTCTAGATTTGAAATCTGTTTACTTACAATCTCAGACTGGGCACCAATCTTTTTCTGAGCAAGAGCATTTCTCTCAGCTTCGCTAGCATTTGAACCTAAAGCACTTTCTTGCAGTTTGAATGAGCTTGTCACCTTAGTCATCTCTGAAGCAAGTTGACTCTGTTCATTCTGCAATTCTTTCAGTTGCGTTTGGTTGCTCTTAGCTGTACTACCAAGTTTTCCTAATTCCTGATTAAGATTAGCGTAAGCGGTCTTAGCTTGATTTAGCTCTGCTTCCATCTTGTTAGCTTCGGCTGAGTTTTCGCCATACTGTTCTTTAGTTAGGCTTAACTGCTTCTCAAGGTTTTCGATTTGACGAGTGACGATTTCAGACTGTGCGCCAATCTTTTTTTCGGCTAATGCTAACTTGTCTGCTTCGCTAGCATTGGCACCCATCTGGTTTTCTTGCAGTTTAAATGAACTAACTACTTTTTCAGATTCACTAGCAAGCAATTTTTGTTCATTCTGCAATTCTTTTAGTTGAGCTTGATTGTTCTTGGCTGCATCACCATTTCCTTCAAGAGCTTGAGTGACACTAGCAAGCTTTCCCTCATATCCTTTTAGGACATTTTGAGTCACTTCTACTTCACGCTGGAAAGCGCGATACTGTTCAGAACCAATATTCCCCTTTTTAAATTCCTCATCTACTTTAGATTGGGCTTGTCTTAAAGTTTCTAGTTTGTCTCTGGTTATACCTATTTGTTTCTGTAAGACTTCTTGTTTTTGGGTTAGTAAAATAACGTTCCCAGTGTCAAACTTTAAAGCCTTATCAATTTGTTTTAGTTCATTTGTAGTATTAACAGACTCTTTATTAATAGCTTTTAACGCCTTCTGCAAGGGTTGCGTGTCGCCATCGATTTCAATTTTGATACCTCTGATATTTCCTGCCATATTTCCTCCTTTCTCAAAAAAATAGAAAAGCGCTGAGAGAACTTCTACCACTGATAATGCAGCCAGACCAAGGAACTTGGTCTCAGAATCGCTCTCTCAGCACTCATTTTTCTTTAAAAACTGTCAAAATCAGCTTGCGTGGCTTTCCGTTCGCCACCCTTATCCTCGCTCCGTAGATTCACATAATCCGTCTGATAATCCAGAGCCATTCCGATTGAAATGTGCTTTAGATCATCAATAGAAAGACCAGTTTCTTTACAGCAAGATAGATAGGATTCTACTGTGAAGATTTCTTCGCTAGCTGATTCTGATTCATCTGGTGCTTTTTTGTCGTCATGCTCGCATTCAGCATTTCCATCAATACAGGCCCAACTTCCTGAATCGGAAAGACTTCCATTTCCATGAAGAATTGTTCATAAGGCTTGATGTGAGGATTTGCAGATTTAGCAAAGGTCCAAAAAAGACGGTTGAAAAATGTCATATCAAAATCTGACAGCATCGAAATATCAATATTAGTCGCTGTCAATTCCTTGTCGGTTTCCAACTTGTTCAATTCATTCATGAATGATTGATTTTTCAACATCGAGAACAAATCTTGAAAATAATCTTTTCCAAATTGTTGCTTGTAAGCAATAGGAGTATAGCCGTTGGTCCCCAACTCATACTCCTGATCACCAACCAAAACGATTTTACGCATAGATCTTCTCCTTAAGCTGCAACTGCAGTAGGTTCATACACTTTCTTGAACCAGTTGTCATACGCATCCTTGTCATCAGCTGATGTGATAGAACGCTTGACAACTGTATCCAATGGACGCGGGCTAGCTTTGAAACTAAGTTCACGTTCGTTGGTTGATGTCCCGTTCTTAGTTTTTGAGCCAAGAGATGGGCGACTGGCAAAACAGTAGTACATCACATAGCGAGTCTTGTTTTTGTCGCCTTCAAACTGGAACATCATTGCGAACTCTGTCAAGCTCGCATCTGCTTTTTCAGTCATAACACCAGTTTGAGGGTCCTTGATTTCACCAAGAATTTTTGTCGCAAATTCATCAATGATGTGTGGGATTTTAAGTTTACCCTCATATCCTTCGTTTGAATTCATGAAATGGTAATCCTTGTTGTCTGCTTTGATAGGGGTTGTTTCCCCTTTAGTATCAAGTATCAGCTCTATTGCTCCAGGAAAACGAAAAACATCGCCGTAAGTGATAACTCCATCTGCTGCAAGTGTCTTGATAGGTGCGATATGTACATTTTCTAGGCCAAAGGTTACTTTATTTTCTTGAGTCATGTCATTCCTCCTTAGTATAGATAGACTGTGTAAGACTTGACATAGAGTCTTTCAGTCTCGATAAATGTTTCTTCTTGAACTTCAAAAAAGAGCTTGTGGTTTGCCCACAGCTCTTCCAGACGTTCTTCCAAATCTTCATCCTTACTCTCAAAAGCCAGCTCAACTGTCACTCTCTTAATCTGATGATTAACCGTGTTGTCAGCTGAATTGATGACTGGACTTGATTCATAATAGACCAGGTAAGGTAGGTCAGGAGCGTTTCCAATTTTAAACGCTCGATAAGTGACAGGCAAGTTTGCCTGTTCCAAAATAGCAGCAAAGTCTGATAGCTTCATTTCCCAATCTCCTTGATTCGCTTCTCAAAGTTCTGAATTGCTTTTTCTTCAGCTGGCTTGATGTGGACGATACCAGCGACACGACCACCATTTCTTGAAAGGTGCCCGTTTTCAAGTATGTGAGTAAGACTTGCAACTGCGTTGAACACAACAAAAGAGCCATTGGCCAACTTCTTCTTTTTCCAACTTCTACGATACTTTCCGTACCGTTTCGGACTTGTCTCTTTCAACTCATCCACAGTCTCATCAGCCACTTGCTCTGCAATCTTATCCACTTCTTCAGTAACCTCATCAGAGTAAGCTGCAAGCTCTTTCGCTATCAAATCAGCAAGGTCATTACTCATTTCAACACCTCTGACAAAGTCAACTCTAAAATTTCAGAATCAATAGGATAGGTTTTCAAGATATGATATTGCTTGCCTTCGAACTTCGCAAGCTCTTGATTCTCATACTCAAAATTTCGAATCTCAACGACCAAGCTCGGTTTAAGCCCTACCTGATTCGCCTGATAAAATTCAGAGCGAGTGACCCTCTTTTTGCGACATAAGAGAGTAACTTCAACATCTTCAGAGATTGGTTGTAGTAACTTATCCTTACCTGTTACTTTCTTGGAGATCAGTGTGATTTCATGATTCCACATTCTTGACCTCTTTCTTTGATGCTATCTGTAAATTATGCAGTCGCCACTGAAGGTGACGTGGCATATCCACCCCACCCTCATAACGATAAGCGGCATAGTCAACGATAAACATTTCATGGTCAGCACGCTCACCAACAAGCTCGATACCGAGATTATCGGTCAATTCAGTGATGACACTTGAAATGATTTTTTTTAACGGCTTGTCTCTCAAGTCGGTTGAAATACCCAACTTAAGCTTCAGCAACTCTAAAAGCTGACCTTGGTCCATGTCTATTCCTCAACTTCCTCAGCAGACTCTTCAGCAGTTTCCTCAACTGTTTCTTCCTGCTCAACTGCGGGCTCTTCCTTCACTTCTTTTGTTTCAGGCGCTGGTTTCTTAGGTTCATCATCTCCCAAAACCTCAAGGAAGATAGAGCCAGCAGTGTTAGCGCCAGTCAAAAGGCCATTGGTAAAGCTATCTGTTGGCTCATATCCCTCACGAGGAAAGATATCGCCAACAGCGTAGTCATGATTTTCAGGATCAGCCAAGTCCTTGAAAGGACGGATTACTTTATAGCTCATACGCTACCTCCTTAAGCTACAACATCAGTATATGTTCCGAAGAATCCAGCTTCTTCATCTGCTTTCTTAATATCCAAACGGATAAAAAGCCCAAGCAATTGTCCGTAAATGTCATTGTTCACCCATTTAACGGATACTTGAGAACGGTCAAACTCTTTGACGAACTCAGTAACATCTCCGATGAAGAATTTCATATCTCCTTCGTTTCCAAACACTGTGTCATCTACTTTGTAGATTGTTTTCCCACCAAATGAATAGCCAGTAGGTGAAGCCACATCAGTTTGAAGCATGTAGCGCCCATCTTTGTCCTTCACCTTGTCAAGCGCAGCAAACATTGACTTAGTTACAACGATGCTTGCTTTATAAATTGATTTAAGCTTCTTGTTGTAGATATCTTTAATACCATCAAATCCAGCCGCATCTGCTTGGGTAGCTGTTTTGAGGACAGCTGTAACTAATGACAATTCAGTGTTTTCACCTTGATTGAACACTTCGTCTTCAACAATGGACATGATGTCATAGTCTGCGTCGTCAATCATTTCTTGTGACACAGGGACATATCCACGGTAAGTCTTGATTGAATAATCAATCTCGCTGATTGCTGGTTTTCCGAGTTCTGGATTTGATTTCAATTCATCTGTTGAAACCATTACACCATCCGTTTTCTTGATAACTGGATATTTACCAGATCCACTATTAACTTTCACACGTTCCACAAGATCCAAAAGTGGATTACGTGTTTTATTAACAAAATGAGGTTTCAAAACTTCAGTAGGGATTAAAGCTGCGCTTCCTGAATCAGTAGTTTTCAAGCCTACAATGTCACGAGTTTGACCAGTACGAATGTATTTAGCGATTGCGTCACGTTGTTCCAATTTCTGTCCTCCACGTTTTTCTTGACTTGGGTAAGTCGGTGCTTTACGATTTAGTTCTTCAACTTGATTTTTCAAATCTTCGATTTCTTTTTCAAGTTGTTCTTTTTCTGCTTCCTTTTCATCCGATTCTTTTTGGATGTCTTCAAGGTTCTTTTCAACTGCTGAAACTTCTTCGTCAGTTCCAGCTTGTTCCAATTTCTTAGCTTCAAGTTCAGAACGCTTGTTCAATTCTTTGATTGATTCTTCAAGCTCTACAACTTTGTCTGCTTTGTTGCGCATACGAGCGCCCAAAATCAATAATTTGTTCATAGATTAAATTTCTCCTTAATTTCTTTCTTGCGCTTGTCTAGCGCTTCACGATTAGCACGCTTCTGACTTTCGAAGTCTTTTTGTCGTGCAGCAATTTCCGTTTGTGGATAGGCTGGGAAAGTACATGGACTCACTTCAAAGATTTCTAGCTCTAAGACAGTGTCCAAATATGAACCATCTTCACGTTCTTCCGTTTCGATTTTTACCGGGATAAAGCCAAAGCTACACCCTATAACATCTCCACGCTTGACACGGGCATAGGCCCCAACAGCTTGAGGATCATCCTTGTTAATGATGATATCTCCAAAAAGACCAACATCATCAACACCCAGTGTCAGAGTTCCGTTACCTGTTCGACCGAGAACAAGGCTATCATCATGGTTAAATAAAGCTCTGATATCAGCGTCTGTGACAGCTTTCTCAACACCAGCACGCTTGATAACTTCACAGTAGCCTGGCCACAATTCCGTCTCCTCGTCAAACTTGATAAAGTAGCCACTCAAAATCAAATCACCAGATTCTTCTTCTCTCGTTTGAAATTGAGTGGCACGATAGCTATTTCGCTTTTGCATTCTCTTCCTCACCTCCCTTCAGTTTATTTTGATCTCCTAGTTTCTCCTGAGGGAGAAAGTTTTCAAGAACAATCAACTCTTCCATCTCAGGATCAGGAGCCATCCCTAGCCAATCCCTCCACTCATTACGACGCATTGCAGCACTGTTTGCCATTTGTTGAGCAACAGCAGACAACTCCGTAATGTTGTAAGAGAAGAGTGAACGAGGATTTAGCTTGAAGTAACGATTGCTAGACAAAAGTAAGTCCCTGGTTAGTGTTTGAGTAATAGTGGTAGCAATACTCATGACAGTCGTATTTACAAAGTTGTTATACTCTGTCTTGTTGAACTCTCCTACACCCAAAATAAAAGCAGGTACTCCTAATAGACCTGCAACTGTTCTTTTATCCAATTCCACAGACTCGTTTAAAGCGATGTCCGTTAGACTAAGCGGTTTTACCTGCTGAATGTCCAGCAATGCCTCTGGAACAATCCATGGAGCGCCAACCCTGCTAGTACTCAAATACTTCTCAGCGATACGCTCACGCCCTTGCTCCGAATCTAGTTCAGCACTAGACGAGTCTACTTTAACGATAAGACTAGGAATATTCTTCCCGTTCATAAAGCTTTTTTTAGTCTTGGTAGCCATGTTCAAACTTTGAACCACATCTGTCAACGTCACCCTAAAACCAGTACCAATGTATGGAATATCTGGATCTGGATTGATGACGAAGTGGACTACTTCATCAGGGGAATATTCTTCACCCCTAAATGAGATTACATAGGAATCCTTATCTGTTTGGAATGAAACCTCTCTCATCGGAAATGGTCTTAGATTAGAAATATAATCCGTAACAGGTTCATATTCCACATGTAGGACAGAGTTCCCATCGCCATATAAAAGCAAATCGCGCACAATCTTGAAAATCCATGACTTCCTTGTCATGTGTTCACACGGATTAATGTCAATCTTTCTAGCAAGTCCGTCACGAATTCTGATATCACCTTTATCCGTGTTTTCCATCAGATGGATGGTCATATTAGAGACCAAATCAGCAATCTTATTAACCGCTGTCACCACATCTGGATTTCTGGCCAAAGGTACATACGAATCCATAAGGTTTGACAACCCTAAATCTGAATGACTCAGCATGTTGATTGACTTACTTGGCTTGTTTCGTTTCCAAAACTTTTCAAAAATACCCATGTTTCCTCACCTCCTTTCTAACGAAAAGTATTTTGAAAAAGTGAATCAAAGTGTTTATTTCTTACGATATTCTGACTGACATCAATTACCTGTTTTTCCCATTTTACTGTTTCAGCCATCAAATTTTTCATATGTCTTTGACGAATAGTTACTACTTCCCCGTTTAAAATTACTTTAACTCGCCCTTTGTTGATCAGCAAGTTAATTTCATGTTCTGATAATACTATTTCATTCATAATTCACCTAATCAAAGAATCTCATCACATCACCACCCTTGCCAAGATTAGCAAGAGCCTGTATACAAGCAAAGACGCTGGCATCAAACAAGTCAATCCTTGCAGTCCCACCGTCTCCATCTAATTTCTCATATTGCACAGCATCGTCCACCTTTTCAATTGCTCTAACATTGCTCACACAGTATTCGTAAGCATCAGAATGAAGATAGTAAAATTCTTTATTCTTAACTTTAAACTCAATCCGTCTGAATCCCTCTGATTTCAGATAAAAAAGCTGAGGTTGGTCAATCATCTTGAACCGAGCTTGTTTCATCTTCGTCAAGAACTCACGGCCAAACTTCCTATCCATTCCGACAGCAGCAATCTTGAACCCTTTCTCCCTCATCTTGATGAACCATTTGACGATATCATCATAGAGGACGGTCGGAGTGTTGCTCATCGTCAACCAACCGTCAGACTGCCACCCAAAGAGTGGAATCCCGTCATCATTAGCTTTTTTCTGAGCATTAATCCGAGGGAAGAAAGCATGTGTGATACAGATATCAACGTCTTTCTCACCGTCATGATAGACACCATAGAGAGCAGCAGCTGTTAAGTCGTGCAATCTTGACAAGTCCGCACCACCATACCAACGAATAGGCAAACGTGCCAGCTCTTCTAAACTCCAATCGTAGCAACTATCCGACGCAATAAACTCATCAGGATTAAAATAAGCGTTCATAGAGTTAGTGAAGATATTCAAGGTCTTATTGAAAAACTCATTTCTTGTCTGAGGATCATTCATAGCCTGCTCTGCTTCTTCCTTGAGAGCCTTGAGCGAAACCGTGACACCCCATGACGGATTAGCCATCTTGAGGATATTCTCGTCCAGATAGTTCACCACGTCCCCATCAGCAGATTGATTAGCCTTGCAGATGAAGATGAAAAATGAATCATCAGTGACTAATTGCTTGAGCACCTTTTGACAGTATTTCAGACGGTTAGCAAGGAACCCGGTAGGAATATCCCCAGCCGTTGAGATAACAAAAAGCATACTGTTTCTGTATGCTGACATTGTTTTTTTCATAAGACCATGTTTCTTACTGTTCCTCATTGTGTGAGCTTCGTCCAAGATGATAACATTTCCGTTCAAAGAGTCCAGACGGCTCTCATCATTCGCTAAAGCCTGGATAAAGAAAGAACCTTCATCACCAAAATTGGCGGTGATAGAGTGTTCTTGGTTATTATCCTTGATACGAATGTTCTTATCGTTCCAGCGTTCAACGTTGAATCTTAAAAAACCAAAAGCTTCCATCGCTTGCTTGACTGAGTTAGCAACGATATAGCATTTGGAACCGCTATCTGTATCTAATATCTGATAAGCAAGTGCGATTGCAGCAGTAAACGAGGTCTTCCCATTCTTCCGAGCAAGCATGATAAGCGCTTCTTTGAACCTGCGCTCATTCGTACCCTTGTAGTAAAAACCAAATAGATTAACTACAACGAAATGTTGCCACGGTTGCAAAAGCAATGGCTTGTTACGGATAGATACCGCAAACATATCATCGCCCTGCTGATGAACTATCACGTTCTCGATAAAATGAATAACAAAATCCACCATATCCTCATCCATCTCAAAGGTTGGATTTTCTAAATCACGGAAAAAACGTTCAGCAGCAAGGATGTTTTCTTCGCAATGTTCTTCTCGGTGAGTTAAGACGTGTTGAGCGTATTCTTTAGCTTTATCAAGATTACCCATTGCCAGTCACTCGCTTCTTCTTGATTTCGTTCTTGAACTTCAGTACCTCAGTAAGAACTGACTCACCCTCTTGTTCTACTACCTCACCGAGCGACTTAGGATTCATCATCAACTGATTAGAGTAGCTGAGTATATCTTTCCTCAAAATTTCCATTGCTGTCAAGATTGGAACTTTGCGCTCATTCTCGGCACCAGCCTTATTGACGTAGGTGTCTGTTACTGGATAACCCATGTCAGCATAATCTTGAGCAAGTTTCTGATACTGGTATAACATACCTGCAAAAATGTCAATGATCATTTCGAACTCTTTACGATAAGTTCCCAAGTCTTTCATCTGCTTGACCACTTTTGACTTAATCGACTTTGCTGTAATTGGTTTAGCCAAAAACTACCTCCTTTCGTCAAAATCGCTTAGTTTTTACCCCCTTTTTGTTTGAAGGCCCCCGACTTGGAAAAAGTTCCCTTCACCGGTACCCTACTGGCCAAAATGATTTTTCAAAAAGAGGGGGGGATTAAAAATTTTCATTTTTCATTTTTGAAAAAATTTAAAAATTCTTTTTTTCTTTTTTTCTGCCAATACAATCCTTGGTTGATTACTCTATCGTTCACTCTATCATGAAACGTATTATGTTTCTTATTCGTCAATGGCAAGCAATTCCATTCAACAAATTCAAGCTCAGGATATTCAGACACAGGAAAGATATGATGTACCATTTCTGCTTGAACAGAAATTCCGTAACGCAAACTTTCTTGGCAAAGATAATCATGCTTACGCATTATCCTATCACGGAACTTCTCCCACTTCTTAGATTTCAAGGATGGTCTGATAGGTTTGTTATACATCTCAAACCTCCTTTCTCAATGCTAAAAGGGACAGGCCTTTGACCTATCCCCTCCTCATACAAGAAATCTATGCTACCATAATAAACCTTTTTTTGTGAGACTTCAAGATGTCTTTTGTCTCATTCTGATTCTTTAAAAAAATTATTCCATTTTACTAGTATGGCTGTTAACGGCATATGCATTCCATTTACAAATGCTGTTTGAGTATATCCAACAATTTCAAAGCCAACTTCAGGTTTTATCCCTCACTTTCACATATCTTATATTTTGTTAAACTCACTCTGAATCTCAAACCCTTACTAAGCATGGGTTTTGAAGAGTTTCATTTTTTTAGTTTATGCTTAACTCATTATGTGAAAGTAATATCTAAAAAATTAAATGACAAAGTTCCGTAGTGCGTCATCAAGCTCTGCTTGCTCTATCCCTATGTATCTCAGGGTGATTGCAGGTGATGAGTGATTGAACATTTTCTGTAATGTTCCTACGTCCTTTGTCTTGTTGTAATATTTATAGCCGAATGTCTTGCGCATTGTATGTGTGCCAACATTATCAATGCCAAGTTCTTCAGCTGCTTCATGTATGATTTGATAGGCTCGCTCACGAGTGATCGCTTTATTCTGACCTTGCCTACTCTTGAATAAGAAATGATGAAATGGTTTGCCTTCAACATATCTCCTCATTTCTTTCTTGAGTTCTTTTGTCATCCGTCTTGTTATCTGCTTGCCAGTCTTCCGTTCTCTCAGTTTGATGTGCCAACCTTGAACATCTTTAACTTTCAAGGTAAGTATATCTCCGACTCGTAAGCCAGTATTCAGGCCTGTGATGAATAGCATATAATACATCTCATTCCATTCTCTGAGATAATCTTTCATAGCTTGAATATCATCATTGTCTTTTATCGGTGATACAAATTCCATAACTGCCTCCTTTCTACAAAACAAAAAGCCAGCTGGTTGCTGACTCATGATGTTCCTCTGTTAAACAACTTTTCTGTAAAAATAGGATGACTCCAACATGTGATTTGTGTTTTTGTTTCAGAAGTTCATGCTATCATAATAGACCTTTTTTTGTGAGACTTCAAGATGTCTTTTGTCTCAATCTTATTTACAACTCACCTTTCAGTATAGCGTACTGTTCTAAGATAATTCTTCTACGTCGATAGATTGTAGCTTTGCTCATGAATTTCTGTTCTGCTATTTCTTCCCATCTCAGTTGAGGGTATCTCCAGCGTAGATTAAAGATTTCCATATCCTCATCCACTAGATTACTCAAGAGTTTGTTAATAATCCCTTTAAATCCTTCAAGAAATTTTAAAGTCGGATCATCTGCGATTCTGATTGCGATAGTTTCGGTAGGTTTGCTTATTCCTACAGTTGGCCCACTTTGAGCATCTGGGTTTCTGGTTTCTAATTCTAGCCTTCTTAAGTCTATTGTGCGTTGAATGTTTTGAAATTTGAAAAGTTCTCTGTCTAACGTTTTGAGTTCTTCGTCGCTCAATTTTTTCAATTTCCACCTCCAAGTTTTTCAAAAATGTAAACAAGTTATCAAAATTGTCGAGATCGGATATCTATTCCTACTTGTCTTCGTTCCATAAAATCTAACTGTTTGTTCAGTAATACCAAACATAGGATTTTAAAATATCTCACTCGTTGACCTCCAAAAGCTCCGGATTTTCGTAGACATTGCCGATGATTTCCTCGTCTTCAGTCCACACATACCCACTTAGCAATCCCTTTAGATATATGGAAGGCATTCCGCCTATGAATGTGCCACCGTATTCTTTTTCTAAATATACTTCATGGAGACATCCTCTTGTACATTTAACGATGTCACCGATGAATACCTCCTTGCCGTTCTTGTCTCTGAGTCCTGTTGATTGTCCTAATGTTGCTGGATTTACAGGACACCAAGAACCTATAGTAATGTATTGTTCATTGGCTTCTACCACTTCGTTGATAATAAATGCTCTTCCTCTATCTTCAATTAAATGTCCGTATTGCCATTCTCCTTTGCTTTTTTCGTCAATGGATAACCCTCTAAATTTTGGTATCATGCTAACACTCCTTAAATAAACAAACTAGCTAACCATATCAAAAATGCACATGTAATGATTTTTGAAATACTGCTCTTTACCGCATACGAATAATCCTCTTCAGATTCTTTTTTGCTAGATAACACAGGCCAGATGAAAGATAGTAGTGCATCCATCCCTAATGCTTGCCAGACTGTAATTTTACCAACTGGAACAATTGTTGTGATAATCTCATTCCATCCATACTGAACTACAAATGGCGATACAACGATTACAAATACCGCCCCAATAATGATTCCTAGTCTTTTCATTTTATAAATCCTCCTCTTTGACGAAAGCACCATCAATCCAACGACCCTACCGTTTTCTAAATCACGGTCAATAAACCATTGTTTGACTTTCTCTATTGTGTTCATGATAACTCCTTTGCTATTGCTGCTATGACATTAACTGTCACGCTATTTCCTGCTTGTTTATATAATTGACTGTTAGAGTTGACCTCTTGCGCTTTGTCAAAAGCCCAATCTGGGAATCCTTGCAATCTCCAGCACTCACGAGGTGTTAGCTTTCTGATTCGAAAGCCATCTGATAAATGATTGTTTTCGTGATAGCTATTGCTAGTTAAAGTAGGAGCGATGTCATGTTCTCCACCTTGATTATAACCATGCCCACGTTGAATAATTTTAGGCTCAAGTCCTCCACCTTGATAGGCTCTGATAGTTGGTGCGATGCCGTCTGTTTCGTAAACCACCCCACATTGATAAAAATTGGGTTGCAATACCCCAAATTGTTTTATAGTATTGCTTTTTATAGCTATCTTTTGCCCCTCTCCCTTGTTTGTTGTTAGCGTGGGAGCTAGACCATCAGCTTGATAGACTTCCCCATTCATTCCGTTGCCAGATGGGTTTATATTCCCAATTTTCATGACTGATTGGTTACTAGTTGACTGATTTTTTCCGCTGAGAGGAAAAATTCTTCTGGTACGTTCTCTTCTAAGATGTCCGATAATGAACACTCGTTCCCGATTTTGGGGGACTCCGAAATTCTTGCTGTTAAGCACTTGCCATTCCACGTTGTACCCCAGTTCATCCAAGGTTGAGATAATGGTCTCGAATGTAACTCCATTTTCGTGATTGAGCAATCCTTTAACATTCTCAAGGAATAGATATTTAGGTCTGAGAATAGATGCGAACCTAGCAATTTCAAAGAACAAAGTTCCTCGTGTATCTTCAAAACCTCGTCTGTTTCCTGCAATTGAGAAAGCTTGGCACGGAAATCCTCCACAGATAATGTCCACACTTCCGATTCCTCGAATAGATTCATCTGATACTGCTGTGATGTCATGTAATTCTATTTCTCCTTTCGTATTGTGTATCGCTTTATAGCTTTCTCTAGCAAACTTGTCAATTTCACAAAAGCCAATACATTTATGGCCGGCAGACTCCATTCCTAAACGAAAACCGCCAATTCCTGCGAATAAATCCAAGAATTTCACAACATCACCTCATCCCCGACTTTCACCTTGTCATACACGTCCTTCATAACCACAAGCACCCCTTAGTCACGATCTGTGACCTCCTTTTCTACAGTAATTGTAAATTCACGGTCATTTATGTTTAAAGGTAGAACTACCCCTGTTTTTGAATCGTCTTTTAGCAAATCCAATACAATTTCTAAAACTTGCTTACCTAAAATCAATTGTATCTCTAAAATATTTTGCTCATCTTCCATCACTCCACCTCCTCAAAATAACTATGAAATTTACTTAAATTGACAATAGCGACCTCTTCAACAGAATGCTTTCCGATGTCAAAGTCTGGATCATTCTTCCCAAACTCTTTTTCTATAGCTTTTTCAGCCAGAAAAGGCAAATCGAATATACTTGCCCCATTTCTTAAAGCGAGCGCTTGACCGTATTTGTTCACTATTCGATACCCTATATCAAACGGTCTGATTTCCCTTGGGACTTTTATGCATTTACTTTGATTCTTCATTCCTTCTTCAAGTGTTTGTGTCATCACTCCACCTCCTCAATCTCAATCCCTGGGCAATCAAACACCCAGCCGAACCCGGCTTCTTCAAGTTCTTTGCGGGTGTGGGCTATTATTTGATGTTCTGGTTCATAAGCTGAATGAAAAAACCATATATCTTTTCGGTTTCCAGAAATAAGGTAATTAGTAAAATGTACACCTTTCACCTTCACCAAATACCGCTTCTCTTTTTCGACCTCGTAGCCGAAGTTGTGCATGTTGACGAGGGTTTGAATAGGATTTTCTCTGGTGTTATTAATCCAATTATTAAACTCTCTATTTTCTGATTTTTTAGCCTCATCCCTGAAAGCAATCCAATCCCAAACATTAAATTCAAAAGAATCCTTATTCTCTTCATACCAATCCGCCACAAATTGCTTTACTTTGACTGGTTTTGGTTCATCTAGCTGTTCTAAGTCTTTTAAAACTAGCTGACAAACTACAATCGCTGCAATATCAAATGAACTATTCTCCAGCTCTTTATATTTCTCAATCAATTCCTGCTTATTCATCTTAGTTTCCTCTATAAATCAAATAAACTGCAATAACTACCTGAGACATTCCTGGCGAATAGCCAACCCAATCATCAAACTCCTTAGATTTTGGCAACCAATCCTTAGTAGCTCCCAAATCATAGTCTGTAGGCTTTTCATCAGCAAAGATGCATTCCATCGCTCCCATAAACGTCATACCATCTTCTGCCATTTCCCAAAAATAGTCCGCCCGGTCTTTCACCGCTTGTGGTAAATCTTGCTTGGGAGGTTGCGGCTTCCCGTCTTCTACCGTCCAGTTGTATACTTCATTAACTTTTTGCTTTAACTCTTCCATCATCTTCCAACTCCTCCGCTTTCCGTCTTAATTCTTTATTCTTTTTCCTCAACAAATCGCGCTCCAGCGCTCTAATCCGTCTCTTGCGTGCATCGCACGGCTTCGAATACTCGATTATCTTCTCTTCGTTTTGCTCGATCGTGCGTTTCAGTCCGTCAATCTCAGCCTGTTTATCGTACTTCATCTTCTAAAAATCTTTCAATAGCTTCTCTGTAGGAGACTTCCACCAGACCGTCTAAGTCGTTCAGGGCTTCAATATAGTCTGGACGACCTTGCCCGTACTGCTCTTTCAAAAATTCAACAAAGAGATGAATTTCCTGATAGGTTACTCCAACCATGTTTCTTACCTCCCACTAAAACGGAAAAGCATCTTCCTCAAGTGCATATCCTGGCATTTGTTCCTCACTAACGTAACGTTATTGATCATCTTTCTTGCTGCACGTTCCCCGATTAAGTAACCGAGAAATAGCCACAGAATAGCCATTCCAAATTCTTTAATAAGTTCAATCATTTTCTTCTCCTCCCGAAAAAGTCGCTAAATAGTAACAATCCTTAGCACCATAGTCAAAGCGTGTCGTTCGCTGACCAATGTGCTTCTGAAACCTTGGATGAGTGATAGCCGAGAAAGCCCACTGATGGTCTTCCATCTGCTCAATGAGATCATCGACATTGTCAAACCTCCCAAGGAAAAACTTGCAGTGCCCATTGTAGACGAAGTAAAGTTCTAACATCACTCCACCTCAATTGGGTAAAAGTTCCCAAAGGAACCCCTCAATGCCTTACCAACCTGTACGGCTGCCCCACGAGAAACAAACCGCATGGCTTTCTTCTCCTCAGAACATGAAATGTCCAAGCCAGTCACACCGATAACAGCGGACATCAGAAACGGCTTATCCTCTCTTGTCCCATGCTTTAAAATAAACATCAGCCACCTCCATTCTAAAAATATTGTTTCCGCTTGTTCGTCAAATCATTGAAAACCATCAAATGGTCTTTATCCACACCCTTCATCAGTCTGGACATGAATGGTCTGCCATATCTTTTCTGAATTTCAGCAGAAATCAAATTCGTGGTAATGATCGTATTTGAACGCTTATTCAGGATATTGTAGAGAATGGTAAACGACCATTCGCTATCCTTCTCCATGCCCAAATCATCCAAAACCAAGAACTTAGCGCTAGCAATCTTATTGACCAGAAACTCTTCCTGACTAAAATCAGCTTTAATCTTCATCAGCAAGTCCGTCACGTTGATAAATATAGCAATCTCTTTCGTGTACTCAGATAAAGCTTTGACCATCGCAAAAGCCAAATGGCTCTTGCCTGTCCCAGCTTCTCCTTGTAACACGATGTTGTTCCTAGCACCCTCAGACCACTCACGACAAATCCGCCTTGCAAAAGCTAGCTTTTCCGCTTCTTTTTCAGTGGGTGTCTCAAAGTTGTCCAAAGTAGCATTTTTTAAAACCTCATCATAAAGAGAAAACTTCTCAAGATAGTATTTCCTCTCTCGCTCATTCTCAGCGTTAGCCAGTTCATTCACTCTTGCTTGATTTTCCTCATGGATCCGCTCAGATTCACACATACGACATACAACACTTTCAGTCCTCAATATCTTTATCAAAGGAATGTTGTGCTTTTCGCAAAAATCTTTTTGTTGTTCTGTATTCCTGTGATAAGATAAGGCAATCTCCTCAAACACATTGTCTACCATGACAGACGACCTCCGCATTCATGCCAGCTAGCCATTTCAGACAAGCAGGCAATCACTTGTTGAATTGGCTGGTTTGCTAAAAGAGTTTTCTTCTCGTAGCTTAACGGATAAAATTCCTCTTCAAATTGCTTGATAAGTTCTAAAACCCCCATTCTTCCTTTACCCCCTGTTCTGATTGATTTCCACGAGAAGTAGTAAATCCTCTTGATTTGTTAAAGTTTGATTGCTCTTCTTCTTGTTGTACAGTAGTCTTGATACCATTTTGCACCCAATTCTTCAAAATACTATTTACATATCCAAAACTTCGTTTTGAATTATCAGCAGCCTTGTCAATCGCAAGTTTTACCAATTCATACTCCATATGATCAAATCTAATGTAGTCAAGTAGTTGTTCAAATTGTTTCCCATCAAGCACTCCGACACGAGATTGATAATATTCAGCAATAGCAGCAAGAGAATTGTCCTTTGCAGAATCTATCTCTTTTATATCTCTATTCTCTTTTATATCTCTATTCTCTATCTCTATCTCTGGGGCCTGTTCGTCCGACAAATGTCCGGACGAATGTCCCAAAAGTTTTTGACCTTTTTCTAAAGCGATTTTTCGTCTATATTCACGCTTTCTATCAGCTTCAGTATTTGATGAACCAATAAAATTTTGGATATCAAGCATGTAGATGGCCCCGTTATCCAAAACCTCAATCAATCCCATCTCTTTAAATATTCCGACTGACTTTTCTACAACTGCAACTGGTTGCCTAGTAATCGTTGATAGCATCTGTGCATTATAAGGTATGCGGTCATTAAACATTAATTTACCATTGTTTTTAAGGCTTCTAAGATAAAGTTTTAGTAGAATGTTAGAATAAAGTATCCCGTCTGGCATACTTTCAAGGATTGCTATATCGTCATTATCAAAAAAATTGTCTCGCAATTTTAAGTAATAATATTTTTTATTATCAGACATATACTTCTCCAATCCGCACTAAGTCTTTGCCCCCCACTTCCTACGATTGGCACGATACTTCATCCGCATATCCTCATAGATGTGCCTGCCTTCCAGCTCCATTTTTTCAATCTTTAGCAGCTTATTTTTAAGGGTCACATAACGATAATCCTTTGCTAGTTTTTCATAGTCGGTTAGGTATTCTTTGACTAGTAATAGATTTTTATAATCGTTTTCCCATATCGTAATAAAATGTCTTGAAGTTGATTCCCTTCCTTCCAGTTCTTTAACAATCATAATCAGGTTATCCAGCGATTCAATCAATTCTTCCATTTCCTGACCTCCTCATTACAAAAATCTGATTGCAGACTGTTTAGGTTCTGGCAAAGCTAATGGCTCAGGACGCAATCCTTGAGGCGGTTCGTTGTCGTAGGTAAAGCCCTTGAACGGACGATGAATATTCTTGCGGATTTCTTGACGTTCAGCCTCTCTACCACGTTCGTAAGCATGGTTATAGCCTTGAATAATCATAGACGCAAATTCTTGCTCTTCTCGTCTTTCTCCTTCCTTGCGTTGTTCCTGCAATTTGATATGACGGCAAGCCCCTGCAAATCCAAGCAGCAAGGCTCCAACCCCCATCAGCTGGTCTAAAATCGGTGGTTCAAACATTTTTATCTCCTTATCCTCTTTTTGTGCTATAATATAGTCAAATAATTTTGCTAAGACCTTGTCCAGAAGCCTTTTAGTAAAGTTATTATATTTGATTAGAGAGCCATTCTTTGATGGCTCTTTTTGACCATTTCTTACCAGGTAATTCCTTTGGAAATCCCTTTAAGTAACGATAATTATCTGAAAAAGTGGCATACTTAATTCCTAGAAAATCACATGTAGTGTTCACATCCATCAACTCTGGATAGTGGTCACTATCTTTTTCGATTTCAACCAATCTAGTGATTGTGTCTTTGATAATGGACTTAATCCATTCAGATAGTGAAAGTAGAACATTGTCCATCTTCTTCTCCTCCTACACTTCTTCAAATGAGTTCAATTTCATGATTTTCATCTTGGTATTGGTGCTTGGCTCCCAAGTCATCCAATAGGCCAAGGCTGCATCTGCGAATTTTTTCGGTAGCAAATCATAGCGACTAATATTGAAGTGGTCTTTAAAGTCAATCTCAGCTTGTCTAAATACCGACTGAGCGAAAATCTTATCCGCATAAGCTGGACTATCAATGCCACCTAGGCATGCCACAACCCTAGCCTTACGCTTCTTCAGGAGCGACTGAGCATAGCTTGGGTGAATCGGTTGCTCACTCTTGAGGTAGTCGATATCTTCAATCATGCTAGCTTGTTGCTCACGCAATTTCTTCTGTCCAGTAAATAGAGCAATGAAAGCATCCTCGTCCAAATCCTCACGGATAAATCCACCCTGCTTACGAATAGCTGGTAAGACCTCTGATGTCACCCAGCGCTTGAACTCTTTAGCCTGGGGCAACTTGCTGGATAAGATAAGAGAGTAGAGACCAGATTCGTTGATAATCAACATATCCTGTGTTCCACCACTAGTAGGGATGCCCTGTTTTAGGGCGTCCTCTTCATCAACGTGAAGAGCAATCGCATTTCTAGCCTTGCTGTATCCTAGGATGTCTGCGACATCTTTCCCGACGAACCAAGGCTCGTCATCAATTGTCAAAGTACGGACTTCCTGCCCGTGAAAATTAAAAATTTCGTTCATAAAGTTCCTTTCTAAATTTGGTATAATTAAAATAAAAACACGAGGTGTATTATGGCTGATTTGTTACCTACAATCTTAACTGCGTTTGCAACAACTATGGCTACAAAGGGAGCTGAGGCTCCTGCTAACACTTTTAATGAAGCATGGAAATATGTTTTTGGTTCTCTTGATAGTTTCCTATTACGAAAAAATGAAAAACGTAAATATGATAATGAGAAGTACATTGAATCACTAACTGAGAAAATCGAACAAATACCTGTAGAAAATATACAAGAACCTAAAATGAGTATATTAGGACCTGCATTGGAAGCATCAAAATTTTATATCGAGGAAGAAGATATACGAGAAATTTTTGCATCACTATTAGCGGCATCATTTGATTCTTCAAAAAGTTCGTTATTGCATCATTCTTTTGTTGAAATTATTAAACAGCTCAGTCCTTTAGATGCTAGGAATTTGAAGTTTATTGCTCAAAGAAAACGATGTCCTGTCGCTAAGTATTTGCTGGAATTCGAAACAGGGGGTCAGAGCCTTTTAAAACCACTAATTTTTATTCCTCATGATGGTGAAATAGAATCGTCACTTGATAATTCAATGTTTGATTTTGATAGAAATGCTTCCTCTATTACAAACCTTGAAAGATTAGGTTTGATTAAAGTTGATTTCACAACTTGGCTTTCGAAAAAAGAAAAATACACATTACTTGAAAGCAACCCTTTAGTCACAGCTTATAAAACATCGTATATCAATGCTAAAAACAACGAAAAATTACATGTAGAAAAAGGGATTATAGATATTACACCTTTAGGTGAAGATTTCTATAATGTCTGTTTATAAAAACAATCTTTTGACTAAATTTTCAAAATGTTTTTTTAACCATTCATCTTGCTTGTCGAAAAAATCGGCAAGCCATTTTTTTATCATCTTTATTTGAATAGTCATCATCAGTATTGAAATTATTGATGATACTATGGCACTGAGTATGATTTCTCTCATTTTCCCCCTCCTACTCCTCAAATTTCTCCCACGATTCGTTGATTCGCAATTTTTTGTTGATACGAAGCTTCAAATCATCACTTCCTTTACCATCTTTGAAAAGCTGTGTGATGGCTGATGGACTAATACCTACAACGATAGCTAAATCCGTCTGCGACCACCCACGTTTTTCAATTCGCTCTTTTACAAGCTCAATCCATTTACGATGTTGTTGGCTCATATATTTCTCCTTTCTGTTATAATAGTTTTAAAAAATAATTATGAGGTAGAACAATGAAGCTGAACCCTGACTGCATTCGTGACCTATTGCTTGATATCGAAGCAAAATCTACATTTGATAATGTTGTGATTTACAGCGAAGAAGAGGACGAACCTTTGTTTAATAAATATGGAGTGGATACGATTTTTTACCATATTCGTCAAGCGGATTACGCAGGATTTTTTATTGGAGAAGTAACTTATACTTTAGATTTATCCGCAATTATTATCGACTTGTCTCCAGAAGCACATGAGTTCCTAGCTAACATTAGACAAGATACAAATTGGAATAAGACTAAGAGCATAGCTTCAAAAGTAGGTTCATTTTCATTGAATGTTTTAAAAGACATCTCTATAGAAGTCATTTCAAAAGTTATTTCAGACCAACTCAACAAGTAAAGTGACTTTTAGTTCAGAAAATTTTGGCATTGTTTCTAGACTTTTCAATTCATAACTTTTTACCCCTTTTAATTCCTTGGAATCCAATATCAATTTATTGTCACGTAAGGACAATCTACTTAATCGTGGCCTTTCTGTGCTTCTTTTAGTAACATACGGCCAATGTTTTGGTCTTGGCATCTGCTATTCCTCCTCTCTATCAAATCTATAAGTTAAAGAGTTAGTAAATTATTTTATAAAATGCTTGACAGTTTTTAGCGTATCTGCTAAAATGAAAGCATAATTAAAAACCTTGATAAAACATTATATCTATCAACTCATTTTGCTCGCCAAAGCTATTTATTTTTAGATAAGTTTTAACTTCGTTTTTTACTAACTCATTAACTTACAAAAACTATTTTAGCGTAAACGCGAAATAATGTCAACTAATTTTTGCGTATTTTGTAAAATATTTTTTGTCATGTCTTAGAAAGGCTGATAAATCAATGTTTTCTACTTTTGAAATCGTAAAAGATTTATGTGAAAAACAAGGGATTTCGCTAAATACTTTAGAAGATAAGCTAAAGCTAGGAAAAAATTCTTTGTATGGGTTGAAAAGAAATCAACCGTCTGCTGAACGGCTGCAACAAATAGCCGACTACTTCAACGTGTCCACAGATTATTTACTTGGTCGCACGGATAATCCTGCCATCGCTGGGAGTGATGAATTTGCTCAAGTAAATGGACAAATCATAGACTTACGCAAAGCAGCGGCCAACACCATGTTATTTGACGGAAAACCACTAAATGAAGATGATATTGACTTCATCACATCCGTCCTATCCGCCCATTTCAAAAGCAAAGGAGAACGCTAATGACTATCACTATCAACTTCACAGAAAAGAACTCCTACATCACGGACTATCTAACCAAACACGGTATCGACACAACGACCATGGATTTTGACGACTTCATGGAACTCATGGAAGATATTGAAGACGCACGAGCGGCCGACCAAGCCTATATGGAGTACCTAGCCGACCCAGTTACCTATACCATGGATGAAGTCTTGGACGAACTAGGACTAACCCGAGAGGATATTGCTTAATGTACCGGCTAGATATTGATAAAAAAGCTCTCAAGCAACTTAAAAAATTAGATACCCCAACCAGGAAACAAATCCTATCCTGGCTTGCTAAAAATATTGAAAACACGACCAACCCACGGCAACACGGAAAAGCACTAAAGGCCAACCTTGCAGGTTACTGGCGATACAGAGTAGAAAATTACCGCATTATCTGTAATATCCAAGACGATAAACTGGTCGTCCTAGCCGTGGAAATCGCCCACCGCAGAGAGGTTTATAAATAACAAAGGAGAACTATGACACTCGCTAAACTCTGCGAAGAATATCAAGTAGAGCTTTGTCTCTTCGATGGTGCAAACTGGCACAGTAGCGGTTTTTATAATCCAGACACAAACGTACTCGCTATTGACCACAACTTAGCTCCTGAACAACAAATCCAAGTTGCCCTACATGAACTCGGACATAAGGACCACACACGCTCAGAGTACCAGAACGCTCGCCTACGCTGTGAAAACGAAGCTGATAGGAATATGATCCATCATCTCGTAAAAGACGCGATAGAAAGCTTAGACGACCCCACAGAGTTTGATTACCTCAAATTCATGTCCTACTACAATCTAAAAACCATGACGAATGAAGTCATGGTAAAAGAGGAATACTTTGCATTGATGGAGTGAAAGGAGACTCATATGTCTTACTCGTATGTTGCTTTAGATGTTGAAACTGCGAATGACTTTCGCGGTAGTGTTTGTTCTATCGGATTAGTAAAATTTAAAGATGGAAATATTGTTGATGCTTTTTACACTTTAATCAATCCAGAAGAAGAGTTTGATGATTTCAATATTTTCATCCATGGCATTACACCTGAAGATGTTCTTGATTCACCTACATTCCCAGAGGTGAGAAAGGCGATTGTTGATTTTATTGGTTCTGATATAGTTGTAGCCCACTTTGCACAGTTTGATATGGGTGCTCTTAAAGATGTATACCAAAAATACGAGCTGGATTTTGATAATATAGAATATATTTGTTCGTATCGATTAGCCAAGGTCGCTCTCCCTGGACAATTGAATTACAAACTAAAAAGACTAGCTAAAAATTTGAATATTGAGCTAGACCACCACAACGCTTTATCAGATGCACGAGCAAGCGGATTGATTTTAGAATACTTATTATCTACTAATTCATTTTCCGACCTCAACGCTTTTTTAAAAGAATATAGCTACAATAAAACTGGCTTACTTGGTCAGTATGGATTTAAAAGGAAAAAAAGTTATCAGTACAAAGAAAATCTTATCTATCAGCCAACAGAAGAAGAAAAGGCAGCAATGAACCCAGACCATTACTTTTACGGTTTGTACTTTTGCTTTACTGGAAAACTCGAGCGAATGACTAGAAAAGAAGCTAACAAAGCTACTGCGTTAGTTGGTGGTATTCCTGAAAAAGGAGTGACTAAACACACTAATATCTTAGTTGTAGGAGAACAAGATTGGAGAGTAGTCGGTACAGATGGGTTAAGTAGTAAAATGAAAAAAGCACAAACCTTGTTAGAAAAAGGTCAAGATATTGAAATCATGACAGAAAATGATTTTATAAGATTGCTTGAGGAGTAATTAACAAAAAATAATAAAAAAGCTCCACAATCTCCCTCGCCAAAGTTTGATTGTGAAGCCCACCCTTATAAAAAATCAGCCATTAAAAAGGCCTCTTTTCTATACTCTATTTTACACCATGAAAGGGGTGATGTCAATATTCTCAATGTTTAGACCTTGTCCAGAAGCTGATAAACAAGGAGAATACAATGAAATATAATAAAACAAAATACCCAAATATCTATTACTATGAGACTGCTAAAGGCAAGCGTTACTATGTCAGACGTTCTTTTTTCTTCCGAGGTAAAAAAAGAGAAAAAAGTAAAAGTGGTTTCACAACTCTCCCTCAAGCTCGCGCAGCCTTGGTAGAGCTTGAGCAACAAATCCAAGAACAAGAATTAGGTATCAATACGAATCTGACACTTGATCAATATTGGGATATTTATTCTGAAAAGAGATTGTCAACAGGGCGCTGGAATGACACTTCCTACTACCTCAATGATAACCTCTATAAGAATCATATCAAAACCAAATTTGGTTCTATTCAGCTTAAAAATTTGGATAGAAATGAGTATGAACTCTTTATCGCTGAAAAGTTGCAGAACCATACCAGATACACTGTTCAAACCCTCAATTCCAGCTTCATGGCATTGCTGAATGATGCCGTCAAAAATGGAAATCTGCTCTCAAATCGCTTGAAAGGTGTTTTCATCGGCCAGAGTGATATCCCTGCTGCAAACAAGAAAGTGACTCTCAAAGAGTTCAAGACTTGGATAGCAAAGGCAGAAGAGATTATGCCAAAACAATTCTACGCTCTGACCTATCTGACAATTTTTGGATTGAGAAGAGGAGAAGTCTTTGGATTGCGTCCAATGGACATCACTCAGAACGACAGCGGACGGGCTATACTGCATCTTAGAGACAGTCGAAGCAACCAGACCTTAAAAGGGAAAGGAGGGCTTAAAACGAAAGATTCAGAGCGATATGTCTGCCTTGATGATATCGGAACAGACCTGATCTATTATCTGATAGCTGAAGCTTCTAAGATTAAGCGAAAGTTAGGAATTATCAAGGAACAGCACAAGGATTATATAACTATCAACGAGAAAGGTGGTCTCATCAATCCAAATCAGCTAAATAGAAACTTCAATCTAGTGAATGAAGCAACAGAATTGCATGTAACACCTCACATGATGCGCCACTTCTTCACGACTCAAAGCATTATTGCAGGGGTTCCGCTTGAACAATTAAGCCAGGCGCTGGGGCATACAAAGGTTTATATGACGGATCGTTACAATCAAGTAGAGGACGAACTTGCTGAAGCGACCACAGACCTATTTCTTAGTTATATTCGCTAA